ATTTAAAAAAATTACCCGAGCCTATTTGGTATGAAAAAATGTTACCGGATAATACTCACTTTGGTAATAATACTTTTATACCTAAGATGATTGGTGATTTAAAATTAAAGGATGCAACTAAACTATTATGAGGATTATAATTATTTTAATACTATTAACATCTTGTTCATCGAATAACAAAGTACCTAAACCTATCGGTACGATTTACAAGGTTATAACTGGAGATATAAGATGAAAAGAAATAACTGTTATAAGTACCCCAAGACTCAACGAGAGAAGATAGAAGGTAAACGACACTATGTGTTTGATAAAGAAAAGTTACCAAGTGTTACAACGATCCTGGACATCACACAGCCGGCCGAGAAACGCGAATCGCTAGCCGCTTGGCGTGCTAGGGAGGGAGAGGAGCGTGCAGCGCGGATAATGAGTGAGAGTGCCACGAGAGGCACAGCAATGCATAAGATTCTAGAGAAGTATGTATTAGAAGAAGGTTATTTAGATGAAACCAATGTAGGTAAGCAAGCTCACAATATGGCCTTACAAGTTATTCAAAGAGGATTATGTAATATGACAGAATTTTATGGCACAGAATGTACTTTGTATTACCCAGGATTATATGCAGGCCAAACAGATTTAGTAGGCGTACATAAAAATCAAGACGCTATTATAGACTTCAAGCAAACTAACAAACCAAAACGTAAAGAATGGATTGGAGATTATTGTCTTCAATTAGCAGCTTACGCAATGGCTCATAATATCTTGTTCAACACAAAAATTTCTAAAGGTGTGATTATGATGTGTAGTAAAGATAATTATTATCAGGAATTTGTTATTGAAGGTTTGGAGTTTCAAAAACATATGCATAACTTTTTAAGGAGGGTAGATGAGTATTATAAAACGAGACCAAAGAAGATTGGATAATATAGCCAATACTTATTGGAAGACTAGTGGTGAAGTAAGAGAAATGTGGGGCCGTAAGTGGTATGAATTAATTAGAGTTATATCAAGGAGGATAAATGAGTCTAAGATTGAGAGATCTTCAGCAAGTGCTAGAAAAATTCACTAACGGTAATAAAGGTACATCCATATCAGATTGTTTTATTTATATGGAAAACGATCAAGGTGGTCTAAATGAAATAGGTAAAATAGAATTACAACAAAGCCAATTAATTGGTAAACAAAATAGTTCTGCTGCCTGGAGGGTAGTCTTGAAAAAAGACCCAAGACGGACATTCCTTCAATCAACAACTTACAGGCAAAAGTGATAGAATCCATAATGGATAACGCGCGAATAGGTGCTGACTGGGAGACTAGGAGGCACCTATGTACATAGAATTAGTCAAGTATCCTGACCCTTTATTAAGAAAAGTAAGTGAAGACGTTACTTTTCCACTGGATGATAAAACCAGTAGACTTATTAAATTTATGTATAGAGCTATGTATCAACACCACGGCATAGGATTAGCTGCTGTTCAAATTGGGTATACCAAAAGAATGTTTGTGATGGATACATCTAGAGCAGGAGATAAACCTCAAGTTTTTTTTAATCCAGAAATTGTTAAGAAATCTACTGAAACATTATGTGATAATGAAGGTTGTCTTTCAGCTCCAGGTAAAACAGGAGAAGTTAGAAGAGACCTTAGAATCATTCTAAAGTACAGAGATGAAGAAGGAAAGGAGCAGCAAAAAACATTTTACAATCTAGCAGCCAGGTGCATACAGCACGAACTGGACCATCTAGAAGGTAAATTGTGTATAGACTATGAAAAAGGTGACTATAACGAGCGAAAACATAACGCAGAAGCAATGGTCGAATCTGATTTTAGAACTAAATCTAATTCGTAAAGAGTGGAAGCCTTATGCAACCCTAGATCTAGAAGGATCTGGAGTTAAAAAGATAATCAATTGTGGCACAAATGGGTCAACTGTCACATTTTTGACAAAAATGGGTATGAAAAATAGATAGTGTGCCAAGGTAAGTGGAGATCTGGGGGCATTAGTTTTTTTTTCCATCAAAAAAAAGTCGGTGGCACAGTGGCACAGCATACGTTTTTAGACTAGAAGTGTTGGTATAAGCCAATAGTAAGTGTGCCAAGAGAATTTTTTACCGTGGCACAGGTGGCACAGGTTGTTGGTATTGCTAGCTTATTTAAGCAAATGAAAATTTCTACCGTGGCACAGCTTACGTTTTTACCCTACTCGACGCGCGCGACCTTTTTTTTATTTTAGAAAACTTTTTTGCCCAAAAATCTCCCTATACAGTATAAGATAATTATGAGACATCCTAAAAAATCTAAATACAAATGCATTACTATCAAAAAGAAAAGATATTACTTCTATAAAATTACCTGGGCAGATATTACAGGTGATGCAGGGCACGCAGACTTACACACAGCTGAAGGATTTATGCCTTCTATAATGGTAACTCACGCTTATTTGTTAAACAAAGATAAAAAAAACGTAAGAACTTTTGCATCTTATGAAGTAAATGATGAGTTATTTAGTGATAGAAATGTGTTCCCAAAAGGGTGTATAATTAAGATGGAAAAAATAAATGAACAAAACTAAAAACTTTAATCCTACGCTAACAAAAAATATGCCTGACGTAAAATGGAAAGAGATACCACCAGTACGAGGGCCTAACCCACAAGGAGAAACAAATGGCGGAACAATACGAAGGAGTGACAAACAAATGGTCACTAGCCAAAAAATTTCCAAAAAAAATATTTAATAGATTTATTGCTACTCTGAATCAGTATCAGGGTTTGATTCTTCTTTTGATTTTATTGAAGCTTTTGTAGGAGTAACATCCTTCATCTTTTCTTTATAGAAACTATCAAATTCTTTAACTAAATCTTCTTTGGACATAGCATCTATTTCAATGTTTACATTAGTATTAATGTTTTCATTCTTATAGTAACCCATAACTTTACCTCTATTTTCTTCTGCTCTTTGAGCAACAGAATATGTAGAAGGCTGTTCCATAGATACATTTTTAATTTTACCAAGATCTTGCATATGAATAGATTTATTTATTCTAAATCTGTTTTCTTGTTCTTTATCTAGTTTAAGTATGTAATCACAAACTAATGGATACTTTCTAGGATTTGTTAGATCTGATGCTGTAGCTGATGCTCTATTTTTATATCCTGCCTCAAAGGCACATTGAGTCTTGGTTTTTTTACCTCGATCAAAGATATATAATTCAGCAAACTTCTTCTGCCTTCTTGTAAGAGCCGGAGGTCTTCCCATTTTTCTAGGTATTACAGTCTTCATAACTACACTTTTATATCAAATAAAGGTTCATTATGCAAAATAACTTACGTTTTTAGTTACATTAATGTAACGTATATTGTATAAAAATCAGGTGAAACCAGAGAGCAAATTTTGGCAATTAGTTAAGAAGAAAACACCCCTAATTCAGTGGACCAGACTGGAGTCCTGGGCATCCTTTGGTGTTCCAGATTTGTTGGGATACCACGATTCTTGTGGATTCTTTATGGTTGAGCTTAAGGTGATTCGGTCCCCTAAAATATCGTTCAGTCCACATCAAAAATTGTTTCACTTAACTAGAAAAAAACGTAACTTTATCCTTGTTAACCAGCCTTCCCTTAAGCTGGTTAAATTATACGGGAGTAAATCGATCCACGGTCTGCTTGAAGACCACCGCGATACGCCTTCCCTCGCCATCAACGATTGGGAACACATTCAACGAGTGTTGATCAACGCTCCGTCGAACGCTTAACCGCTCGCGACCTTGCGCCCTCAACGAACCGTTCTGAATTATCCGCGTTCAGCTTGCTCGCTCGCTCGCTGCCCTGCTTGCTGCTCGTGGGCCCACCCGCCCGCTCGCTCGCTCGCTTGCGAATCGGATAACCGTTTTCACGGCACCATTCATTATGAATGATTTCTATTTCTGGTGAATCTTTAGTGCTTGCCATATTCAACGTTCGGTGTGTTACGATCCCAGCAACTTCGACAGCTGCCACACTTGCCGCCCTGCTTTGGAGCTGGACAGCTGGCGCCCTCTTTTTTACTTGTTACCGTCGACGTCCACGGCCAAAATGTAACCGGCTTTTGGTCAATCATATGAGAGCTCATACGAATGATTAAATTTTTCGGAACCGCTTCGGGTTTAATTTGATTTAAAAATTGCGCTTCACGGGTCGGCATCCAGTGACGCGTCTCTGGTGTTAACTTACACACTTCAAAAATTTTGTTTAAATGGTCCATACTTTGGATATCTCCGGCGTCGTGCCATCTAAAAAATTTCTGTCTTTTAATTTGTGCAACCATTGAATCGACCCATCGCGGGTCGGTGATGGCTTTGAGTCTTACATATTGCGCGGCCTTGATTGCCGGGTAACGTGTATAATTTCCCTTGAGCGCGTAACATCCTGCACAAACTGAATTTTTTATTTTTCTAAGCTTCGCGCCTGTCTTACACTCCCACGCCGGCAAGCTGTAACTCAAGCCCGGCATTTTTGAAGTTCGAGTCATTGACCCGGTTATTGCTGCTGCTTCTTTTACTTTCATAATATCCTTTCTTAGATTATCCCATATTAAGTTATTAAGTTTTTAATGTCAACTAAATTATTTGCTTGACAGTTCCCGCTTGTGACCCTAGGGCCCACCCTCCCCCCCGGCTCGCGAGCTTGCGCTCGCGCTTCGGTAAGTTAGGATAATAACTTTTTGGCGTCACTCTTTATAGTCCCGTACACGCTCACAAATCGAGG